CTCGTCCCTTAGGTTTAGAATTTGTTATAATGACTCTCTTATTCATTTTTATTGTGCTTTCTTTATCTTTCTTACGTTTCACAATATCTATAGCTTGATTTGATAAATTTATAAATGTTTGTCCAAGCCACAAGTCATTTAACCGGTCATCCGAAAGTATACCACACTTAGCATTCCTCCATTCCGGATCTTCAGCACAGACTGCATCGTAATGTGTTAGCAACCAACTTTGAACATTACGTAATAAACTTCTAATAGTTTTATCTGTATAGCCAACAACCATCATTCCATTGGTTCTTTCTAAGGTTTGTGCTGGAGTTTGTTTACTTTTATTACTATAAAGCAATCCAACTAAAATTTTGTCTTTATTATATTGAGGCACTGCTAATCCATTCACATAAACAGTATGAGCACTCAAATAATCCAATTCGTCGGGCAGACGCGCATCTAAACAATCAGTGGTAGTTATAATACCTATATTTTTCCAAACTTCAATTACAGTTCGGGCACTATACCACTGATGTGCAACATCTGACACGGTCCAAGTATTGTCATCACCACATAAACACTTAGAAGTATGATCCTCAAAATCTTCCAACGACTGGTATTCTTCTGGCGACAATTTAAGCCAGGCATAACACATAAGTGTGTACAGGATTAACGTATTATCATTAATGGTGTTACATGATCCTGATGGGTTTCCCGCTAACTTCATTATTAACACTCCTGTTGGTGTAATTATTAACGTATTAATAAAATTTCTATATATCGTTAATAAGCGGCGCAAATTTGCCGGGGTTCTATCTTCCTCTCTCAGCATACTAAATCTAAATTTTGCACATCCCCACATCATATATGAACGAAGGCTACTATCATACTCACTTTCATCTAAAGCGTAGCCATTTTTAAAAATTTTAAGTTTTCTAATCATTCTATCCCAATTTCCTTTCATAGGAGACCAGCCAACTGTACTACTGGATTTTAACCAACTATCATTCATTTTCTCGTTCATATCAGCAAACAAGCGATTTCCGTGTATCGTCGCATCACTTGCCATCGCAGTAAAAGTCCTAATTTTATTCAACTTTGTCTTTTCTGCAGGCCTAATCTCTTCTTTTAAAGCATTTGTACATAAGCAGGTCCAATTCGGATCTTCTGCTAATCGCTCCCAATCATTCATCATCCACTCATCAATATGTGGATCATTTTCAAACAAATCTTTCTTTGTTGGGTAGAGTAAATTAAAAGGTGCACCTGAGGAGGTGCTCATATCAAGATTAACTTTAACTTCTTCATATGACCTCACTTTTGAATTCATCATGTAAGGACCAAAATGTTTTGCTGTCATTTCCCAAGCAGCATTCATTCTTTCAACTTCTATATCATCCATATCTTTACAATCTTTTGCATATTTATTTAAGGACTTATAGGCGGCCTCTTCGTTTGGAACAGGAAGTCCCCAATCTTTGCTAGTTTCAACATTATTTTCATCTATATACATTCTAACAAAAGGGTCCTCTGCACGTTTATTCTTATATCGTGGAAATCTTCTAATTTCACCCACGAGAGGAAAATATTCTTCTGGTAACCATTTATCATGTTCATCATCTACATGAGCAAAGCTGCTAAATGTAGGCACCCCCTCCTGCTCTAAATATTGAGCAGGATACCGTTCGTAGAACGGCAGCTCAATTATTGATTCAGGGAGCGGGGGAGGAACCGAAAAGCCAAACCATCATGTATAGCATGGTTGGTATTCTGTAACTGTTCTATCAGTTCCTCGGTGATTGGCTCAAAACGTCCAAAATCTACTCCATTACCATGGGTCCAAAAACCCACAATTTTTCCTTCCTTATCCAAAACTGGTGAAGTGCAATCGCCATTTCTTGTAGCTGCAGTGCACCACCCTAGCGGACTTGCAAATCCGCTAATTGTATCCGGGGTTGAATAATCTCCCGAACCAAATCCAAACACCGTGACTATTTGAGAAGTAGTCATTTTCTGTAAACTCCTAATTGTAAAAGGAGATGCTATTCCAGAAACTCGAAATGATGCTATTTCATCATTATGCATCATAATTGTTTTTCCAAGTAATTCTATACTGTGTACATGGTTTCTAGCTGTGTAGTTCTTTGTAAAATCTTCTTTCAAAGCGTGCATAACTACAAACATTCGTCCTGCAACTAATGTTCCGGTACAACGATAATTGTTTTCATCATCGTATATTTTAAAAACTCCGGCAGCAAGTTTATTTGCATTCCATGATTGACGTTCTAACGTTCTATTTTCTAAAGCTTTTTGATAAGCTTGACGTGATTCATCCAACCAATTATAATATTCATCAACATTTACTCTTCGTTTATTCTTTTTGGATGCAAATATTTTTCTTTTTATTTGAGAATCTTCAGCATCAGTCATTTCCTGAACTTCCGGAGCTGCTTGCTCTTTAACATAACGGAAATTATGGTGTTCACCTTTACGTCCATACACCATACGCCCTACAT